TATGCCCAGCCGTCGCCGTCAACAGAGCTCCCGCGAGTTGCTTGATATCGCCGACGAGAGCATTGAAGCCGCCGCCTGCGGTCGGAGTCAAGCCCGTGACACCATTGCGCAAGCCTGCGGGCCGAATCGCGGTCGCCGGATTCGCGTCCATCAATACAGCGTCGATCGCGACGCCGGTATCGATGGCAACTGAGTCGCGCAGCACGCCTTCGATCGCGGGGATGGAATGCTCGTCCATCTCCCTGGTGTAGCTGGTGATAACTCCGAGCTTCTTCGGGGTCAAAGTCTGAGTAGTAAAGGCGCCTTGCCTCACGGGTATTGGCTGACCTTCGCCGACGAAGCTACCGGCTAATGATGGCGTGGCGGAGCGGGACGGAATAACTATTCGGCCCGCGCGACCAAAGGTAAGAGCCAAACCTAAGTTCGCAAGATTCGGCATCACGGAGGTGGGCACGAGGATCTGGAGGAAATCTCCGTAAACCTGTTGCACGAGCTCGGCGGCCCAGCCCGTGACCGTCGTCATCGCCGCGGCCGACGCTGCGCGTTGGCAGTATTCGACGTAGGCTTTCGTGCATTCGTCGCTGCCGTAGATGATCTGCCGCGTCTCATCGATGCTCCTGCGCTTGGCATGCGCAAAGGCTTCGATGACGCCCTGCCGGAACAGGTAGTCGAGCGCCGTCATCTTCTTGGGCGTGAAGCTGAACGGACGCGGGCCGGCGCCGACCGGCCGGTCTGACTGCGTGAACGCGGTCGAGCCGCGCGGATCGTGACCGCGATCGCCGCGGTCGCCGGCGTTGGTCGTCGCCAACCGCTGCTCCGCAGCGCGCAGATTGCCGAGATTGCGCTCGGCATTGGAGATCTTGACGTTGAGTTCCTCGGTGACCGCCATCGCGGCGTCATCAGGATTCTGATCATCGACGGTGGAGAGATGGTCTTGGAGTTGCTCCCGCAACTGCCCTAAGAATTTCTCGCCATCCTCGATGCGCTTGGAAAGCAACATGGTCTGTCCTTTCGCGACAGGACGGGTTTCGCCAGACTTGGCAGCGGATGCGCGCAATCCTTCGCGGCCAGACTTGGCCAGGGTGCGAGCGGAAGCGGAAACTTCGCGGGTCTTCTCGTTGCCAGGCTTGGCGAAGACCAATTGCTGTGTCTCCGGAGAAATTTTCAGTGACTTCGCAACGGCGAGCGCGTTTGGATTCGCAGGTATGCTCACGAGCGAGCACTCGACGAGCTCGGACTTGGTGTAGATCTGCGGCGCCATGCCGAACGGATCGTTCTTGGTGGCGTCGATCGGCCGCGAGGCCAGCGGCTTGAAACCGACGCTCACCGCACGCAGGATCCCTGCCTCGACCAATCCCCTGATCTCGTCGATGCGCGGCGAAATCCCTTTGGGCGCAAGAATCAGATTCCCGCGCAGCGCCTTGTCCTGCTTGCGGATGTTGGCCCACGTGCCGATCGGAAAGTCCGCACGGTGGGAAAATAATGCGACGGGATTTTTGATGAAGTTCGCGAATTCCCAGCCTTCGACCTCGACGATGTCGCCGAACCGATCCGGCGTAGCATCCGAGAGCACGAACTCGGCGCTCTTGCCGACCGTGGTCGCGACCTTGTGCACGATGCCATCGGCGGCGAGTTCCTCGCCTGCCTCCTGGCCTGGTTCTTCGGTCATGTCTGCGAAATCATCCCAGGTCGTCTGACATGCGTCTTCGGCGTCACTCTCGTCGAGCGTGCTGTTGCCGGCGGTGAGCTCATCGACGCATCTTTCGATGAAGTCTTCTTCGCTCTCGCCGGCCGCTGGCGTCGAAGTATCGAGGATCTCGATTCGGTGCAGAATCTCGGCGTCGTTCGCGAGCAACCGTTGCCAGCGCGCGATCAGTTCATTGATGGTCTTGCTAGGCTTCTTGCCGCCGCGCGCATCGCGCCAGCCTTGCAAACAAGCGGCGACGTTCTGCTCATTGGTACGGTCGCTGCCCTGCGACATCTCATGCATGCAGCGTTCCATGTAGGCGGACTGTTCTTCCCCCTTACGTGGCTTGGGCATAGGCATGGCTGCCTCCTGCTAAGTGCTTGATATTGCTGGCTTAATTATTTTGCCTAGGCCCTTGCGCGAAGGGATGCGGGCTCTCGGAGGTCCGAGGCGAACCTTGCAGCACGGTGCGGCGTGCGCTGCGTGATCCGAGAGCCCGCTGAACCCGTCGCCGTACCGGTGAAGGCAACGGGAGGCTTTTTTGCTTTTGGGAAAAAGGCGCCTGGCCGATTCCATTGTGCGACGGACGGCCAGGCGCGCAGGACTCTAAGACAGAGGGTGCCGCCTTGGTGAGGCCAGAGGCGGCATGCTCATCTTTTTCGACTCCGTCCGATTCGTCAAGCGTGCCGTCGTCATCATCAACGATTGTTTCAGTGCGCGTGCGCTGGCCGTGCGGCCTTCTTGCTCGAGCCGCGCCATTCGATCGTGCAAGTAGGCGCGCAGCTCGCCGAACTCGACTTCGGTGATCTTGCCTTCGGTAAAGTGCCGCGATGCCAGCCACATCGACATCGTCGCCTGGCGCAGCGTTCCCATGGGATACTTGTCGAGAATCGACGTCATTTATGTCGTGGCAAGCGCGCCAACAGATCCACGAGGATGGCGATCGGAGTGATGATGATCGCTAGCGCGAGCATCGGACTCATGTGCCAGGCCGCAACGATGCCGGGCAGCAGCACAGCCCAAACCAATAAGCAGAACAGTAAAACGGTGCGCATCGAAATCATTCGAATCGATAGCTACCGACTTCGGTGCCCTCGATCTCGCCTTTGCCCTTACACGTATCGCAGACGCCGCTGCCGTCGCAGTCCTGGCAAGGATTGCCAGCGACCTCACCGCTGCCGTCGCACCACGTGCACTCACCCGAGCCGCCGCAGTCCTGGCACTCGTTCATAGCGACCACTCGCGATCACCCGATCAGAGCATTCACATCAATTTTCGGGCCTTGAAGAGGCGCAACACCCACCGCCATCGCCAGCGCGACCAGGCCGTCGATGCGGCCGGTCGATTTGCGCTTCGACGGCTTGCGATTTCCCGCGTCATCTTTCACGATGACCGTGTTCATGACGCACGCCTTGAGCACCGGATGGTTGCCGTGGCGCAGGTTGCGGTCAAGCAAGATCTGCGAGAGCTCGCGCAGGGCCGGGGACATCGAGGCATAACCCTGGCCGAACTCGACAAAGCGATCCTTGATGAACTGCTCGCTGAAACCTGCTTTCTCGAGCCAGGGCGTCAAGTGGCGCATGTTCCAGCGATCGAAGGCGAGTTTTTTCACGTTGTAACGATTGAAGATGGCGCGCAGAAAATGCGCCACGTGCTCATACGCCACCGTACGGCCAGGCGTGGTCTCAAGATAACCTTCTTTCTTCCACACGTCATATGGCACGCGATCGACTGACGCCTTCTCGACCAGACCCTCATCAGGAAGCCAGAACGTCGGGTGCACCATCCACTTGCCATGCGCCTTGCCGATCAGCACGAGCGCTGTCAGATCTTGGACCTCCGAGAGATCAAGCCCACCGTAGATCTCGAGTTCCTCGAGCGGCAGCACTTCGCCGCCGCAGTCGTTCCATACATCCGGCGCACAGAAGGGATTCTCAACCTCGACCCTCTGATTCAGAATCAGGTTCCGGAATTCCGATTCCCGCGCAGGCATCCGTTTTGCGTCCTGCGCCTGCGCCAAAACTTCCTTGGTCGAAAGAAAATCGCCCAGCGCCGGGTTAGCCTTGACGATGGTCTCGGGCTCGAACGGATCATCCTCGAGCGGCGCCGTGTAGAGCTTGCACACCACACTCGGATCATGGCCCGCTAACGCGTCGTCGATCAGGATCGACAGCAAGTCTTGATCCGTCGGGGCTTGCGTCGAGATGATAATAGAAAGCGGTTCCGAATGGGCGCCCGTGGCAGTTTCCAGAGCTTCGTAGAGCTCGCTCCGCGGTCCGCGAACGAGCCCGAGCTCGTCGTGAATGACCAGAGCGGGCGAAAGTCCGTAAGCCGTAGTAGCCTCAGCAGCGAGCGCTCGGTAGCGCGTGCCGAGGTAGGAACAAGATAGGGATTTCGACGACTCATGAATCAGAACCGTCTCGCGCAGCGCTGAGTTGAGCCGTACCATCTTCGCCGCGAGGCCGAAGATCAGCGCCGCCTGATCCCGACTTTGCGCGGCGCTGTAAATCTGCGAGTTCCTCTTTGCTTCCGGACCACAAAGATGGACAAGCAAAATCGAGCTCGATAGGGAAGTCTTGCCGTTCTTGCGACCCATGCTGAGAATCGCGCGCCGGGTCTGATTTGGGTTGTTGTAGATCTCCTCGATGAATGTCTTTTGCCATGGCGTGAGCTCCAAT